AAAAGACCCAGTAGAGTTTAGCTTGCCTTCGAGCAGTAAATTTACGGCACTACTAACCTCTCTAGGCGTTCCCCCAGACTGAGGTAAACGCAGAAAGTTAAAATCAGCCATTAGCGTCTTCCTAGACTAGCTGTCTCAACATCCACACCTAACGCATAACGCCAAGTACCACCACTAGCATTTACTCGCACTCTATGATAGCGACCATTACTTCTAACTGGAACAAAGTTATCAGTGTTCAGGTTGGCAGACGCAGTAAAAGAAACAGTATCAATCTGTCGAGAACGAGACCCCACTTGTACTGTGAGGGTAGGAGCTACATCCTTCGATGTAACATAGGGTGTAACACTCTTTACAAGTGACTTCTTTAGTTTTGCTGGCTCAAACTCTGCTGTTTCCAATGTTGCAGCCAACGCATCGCCTGTAAAAGACGCAATCTTACTACTAGAACTTGCAGCAAAAGCACTCTGACCGCCCCTAAAGAAACGTGAGTCCAAAGACGTACCCAATGCGTCTAAACTACTAGAGATAGTAGCCAACGCCTCAAGTGTAAAGTTAGGAGCTATTATTGTTCCTATAAACTCATGGTCTAACTCTGCTAATGACCAACGCCCCACAGAATAATTATACATTATTATCTTATCAGGTGTGCCATCAGTGCTTTCTGTTGATACATAACTCCACGCCACTACCTGATTGATAGGGTCTATACTGCAACTCAATCTATCTAAGTGATGCGGTGATGAATCATCAAAGAAAAACGTATCTACCTTTTCAGCCCCAATCGGTATTGATCTTTCTCCATTAAACATAAAGAAGCCATCAGAGGCTAAGTAAAATACCTGAGTTGGCGCAAGTGCTGATATAGAGTTTGGTATATCGCACCCATGTCCTGTCTCCACCATATCAAAGGTAAAGATCAAAGGAGAGCCAACGTATTGCATCCTAGCAATGCCTC